AATCCACTTATCTTCATCAATTAATTTAAGATAGTTTGAATGTTACTGGTAATGTATTCCTTTGGTACACTATCTCTGGGGTGTACAATAATAGGAACACGTTTAACTTCTTCAGGTACATCTTTAACATCGTTGTTAGTTAAAACAACAACAAGGTGAGTTACACCACCATTAACAACACGATCACTGGACGGTAGTATATGTTTTCTATTTGTACTTTCTTGGTCAAAGTTAGTCCAACCCTCGTCGTCTTCAAAACCTTCTTGAACTTTATTTGTTTCAATCTTTTCAAAGACTTTGTTAACACCTTGATATTTTTCAGGCGGTAGTTCTTCGGCTTCGTCTTTTGTAAAGTAGTGATCCATCAAAACAACAGGCACATTCTGCAACACATCAAACTCATGTGCTACAGTCTTCTCACTATTGCCACTACCAATCAATGCTATATCGATATCATCTGATATGTCCTTAGTAAGAACATTTCTGACATTACCCTTATGTAATTCATAGGTAAATATTTTGTCATTATGTTCTTTAACATACTCTGCAAATTCATCTAGTCTTTTAACAACAGCAGCCTCAGTGTTGTGAGGTTTAACATTGAACTCTTCTTTATCTATAGCAGACGTTGCATCTTCAAAGAGATCATAACCAATGTAGTGTACAGAATCTGTACGATCAAAGGCAGCAAGAGCCATCTCAATAGCACGACCAGCGTTCCATGTACCAGTCTCTAGTATCTTCTTAGGTTCATAGAAACGTATAAGGTCAGCTAGTTGTTTATACCTACCAGGAAGAATGTCTGGTGTGGTTGCATCATTTGATAAAGGTATAACACGATTACCATCAGCATCTCTGAGGTTCTTTGCTAGTGGACTACGTAAGTCTGCTAGTATATTATCAACAAACTCTGATGTCTCTGAGTTTAGTAATCTATAATTCATACCGTGTGCATTGTATATAGACACTAAGTTATTAAGAATAAAGAAGGCTCTCCAATCTCTATACTTGAGGTAGCTGTCAGTAATATAGGCACCACGTAGGTCAGCTATTAGATCGACACAAGGCTGGTATGTAATTTGAAATGCAGCAAAGTGTGTTTGATCTTCAATCAGTGTGAGCGGAACCTCACTGTTATCATGAGTAAATACTTTCTCTAAATATCCAGTAGTAACTTTACCCATAGTGTAACAGTGAGGGTCAACCCAAAGCACCCATGACAGGGAATTATTAAACATCGTTTCGCTGATAGCAAAAACTTTAGGAGCTTCTGTCAAGGCATCAATGGTTTCATTGTACTCGAACTCACCGTTCTCTGTACCATTATGCTCTTTGTTTCGTTCAACAAACTCTGTGTAGTCAGATAGATTACTTAAATTATAATAGTGAATATTCTTTGCTTTAGGCAATGAATAATGTTTAATATCTAGATCATAATAATAGCAATCAAATTCAATAGCAGTGTCCCACTTAGAAGCAAAGTCTTCCAGTAACTTAGCACCATTATTTTTAAGTAGCTTCTCATTGAAGCATGTAACAACTCTATAACTCATAAGGTTCAATAATTCCTTTTCCTACAAGATACGTATACTCTTGATTCCATTCAGAAGCATAGTAACCATCAGCATGACGACCACAATTCCAGTCTTTGAACCACGGGCCACCTGTAGTAAAGTGTACGTTCTTAGGTTTAATGTCAGAAGAAGAATGATTGTCTAACCAATTCCACTCCTCGTTAATACCACCAATATCTGAATCTTTGTCACCAATCCATTCAAATTGATGGAGCCATGATCCAGGCATTGTGTTTACTTTTTCAACTGTAAGCTCTTTGTTCTTGGGATGTGAACAATTCCAAAGCATAAGGCTAGACCAATTCTTTCTAGGATAAGCTAACTGAACTTGTTTGTCCATCTTAACTCTATCTTTTGGTTCATACTTATGCTTAACGCAATAGACAGGATAGTAATCTAGGTTGTACTCTTCAAAGATTTCGTTGATGTCAGTACGAACAAGCATGTCGCAGTCCATATATAACGCCCAACCCTCGTACATATTAAGGGCGGGAACAAGAAATCTAGAGAAACTAAACTCAGTAGAGAATGGTCTTCCATCTACCAAGTCTATCTTTTGATTACCATCTTCTTTATGTTCTCTCCAATACATATTCATTAGACGTAAGATGTCTAGTGTAATAGGGATCACACGAATATTATCTACAGAGATACGTTCAATGGTAAACTTTAAAACTTCGTAGGCTACACGCTCTTTAGGATCGTAGCCAATGTAAACTGTATTGGGTGCTTTCTTCATAGTAACTCCAAAAAAGGGTTAGCCACTAGAGTATCTAGCAGCTAACCTAGTTGGTTTATATATTAGTTTATATCGTAGATAGTTTCTTTCTCATTTTCAGGAATGACTCTCTCAAGTGATATCTCCAACATACCATCTTTTAACTTAACATCTTTTACAAAGACGTTCTCTGCTAGTAGAAACTCTTTCTTGAAATCTCTATTAGCAATGCCTTTATATACATACTCATTTTTCGTTTCGCTGTTAGACTTTTTGCTTTCAATAGTTAGAGTGCCTTCTTCACTCTTAACTGATAAGTCTTCTTTAGAAAACCCTGCAACAGCCATTGTAATAACATACTCATCGCTGCTTTTCTTTATTAGATTGTGTGGTGGATATGTCCTAGATACATTATTCCATATCCTTACACCTTCATTTAAGAACCTTTCGTGACCAATAGCCCACTCATCTAGGGTATCTAACATTGTAAGTCCATTAACCATATCATTCTCCTATTAGCAAGTTGATATTAACATGACCCATTATTGGCATCATACATATATTATACTACAAAAATACTCTTTCGTCAAGGACTTTTTACACACCGCATGAACCACCGTGACCAGTGATATCACAGATGTCATGTGTCTCTAGTCCCTCTTCAAACTCTTCTCCTAGTTTCTCAACAGCTTCAGAGTATGGTACACTACTAAGAGGCTGACCACCACGGCACCCATCAGGGTACACTGTAAAGCCACGTAGCCTACCAGCATAGGTAGCTAGTGTCTCGGTGAAGTCATCTACTGTATCCTCATTGTTAAGCTTGTTACCCCACTCAGGCAAGTTAATAGTAGAAGAGATAGACATATCTACATAGTCCTGTATGTCTGCTTGAAACTTAATACGTCTCTTGTAGTCAGAGGCAAGGTCAAGAGCAGATTCAATCTTATCTGGATTGATACCATACAGATCAATGATCTCTTGTGCAGCACTGTCTACTACGTACTGGTAGTGCCAGCGTGTTCCATTCTTGAGATACCTACGCTTATATGATACAGCAAAGATAGGTTCAATGCCTGTCGATGTGCCAGCAAGAATACCAATAGAACCTGTAGGTGCAATAGCACGATTAGCTACAGGACGTGACACGTTAAGCTGGTCAGCAAACTTAGCACTGGTGTTATCACTGATACCCTTGTACACAGACAGCCACTTGTGTAGTCCCTCAGTTACCTCGTACTTCTGTCCTGCCTTAATTAGCCACTCATGTATACCCATCAAGCCAAGACCAAGTCTACGATTCTTTTCTCTAACATCATAGACCTTTTGATATGGTAGCTTGGCACGTAACGTACCACATAATAGAAACTTAGTTGCTAGTTCTACAACATTAGAAAACTCTGCAAGGTTGTCAATACGACCCATGTTGATAGAGCCAAGATTACACACATCCGAATCATCTTCTGATGTGACTTCTGTACAGGCGTTACGTAGTGTTTCGTTTTCTTTATCGAAGAAGTTGAATGAGAATCCTGGTTCACCAGTCCGTAAACTCTGCTTAACATTAGTCCTAAAAGCATCTCCTACATCTCCTGTCTCATAGTAATTTAATAGCCACTCTGTATCATAATTTACAGAGATGTTAGTCATATCAAGTGGTGCAGGAAAGTTAAAGTCTTGTTCTTTAATCTGACCAACGGTATGCTCTGTTGTACCAATAGGCATGTCATACCAGTTCTTTGACATAAGAAACTTATCTACGTCTGGATGTTTCCAATTAAGACTTGCATATATTGCAGACCTTCTAGAACCACCCTGCATAACTCGTCTGCCTATCTCATTGATCATCTGCATCTTAGGTATAGGTCCAGAAGCAAGACCACCCGTACCATTTAGCAGCCTACCTTCTTCACGATATACACTATAGTCTATACCAATACCACCACCTGTCATCAGGCAAGACTCAGACTTCCATGAGATGTTAGCCCAGTCTTCTCTGGTATCCTCTTCTGCTTTTAGCAAATAGCAGTTGTTAAAAAACTTGTTATCACGTCCAGCATAGTAGAGATACCTACCACCAGGAATAAACTTGAGGTCTGTAATAATTCTTTTGAGTTCTTCTTTCTCATCCTTGGTCATATATGTTTGACATACATCGTCCACCAACACAGATGCTAGTGCATCCCATGTCTCACAGTTATGGTGAGCATACTTCTGCTTGAAGATATCCTCACTAAACTTCGAACGAAACATAGGATTTTCGTTTGATCTAAATTGTGCCATCGCCCCCTCCTTAGTTGTAATAAAATTTCAAAATCATTTCTGCATAGTGTATAGCTTTCTCTATATCTTTCTTTCCTTCTCCTTTAGTTCTGTGTCTAGTAATATATTTAATAACATTACCCTCAAAATAGTTTAAATCATTTGCATGTATATACTCAACGGGCTGTATGCCACAGTCTTTGTAATGATCACCACCTACCTGCCTCTCCATAGTATCACAGGAAGGAGTGGAGTTTTTGTCTGATGTCATCTACGTTCTCCGATAAGGTTACTCGTAAAGCAAAGGTTCTAACTGTGTCTGGCTCTACACCAGCAAGCTCACATGTGATGGTAAAGTTTTCACATGTCGTACCCACAGACGCAAAGACCCATGCCATCGCCTGATCTCTATACAGGGATGTTTCATGCGGCTCATTATACTTCTCTGGTTTAGATAAGTCAAGCAGTGCTTGCAGAATAACAGCAAGGTTCAAAGACCTATCAGGATTTTTGTTTGTTAGATCATATAAAGAATGTGCTTCTAAGATATCCTCAATCATCTGGCGGCTCTTGTACGGGCCTATAGAACTTACCACCCACATAGTTATTGTAGTAGGCTTGCTCATCAGAGCCTTCTAGTTTCTTTGTTAGTGCATGATTAATCATTTGATAGTAACACTCATAATATTTTAAGCTACGTTTATTTTTGTACTCACCTATAATTTCAAACTTAAAGTTTTTCTTGCCGTGCTTTTTGATGTCTTCGTTTAGATGTTTACTTGAACCAGTATATACTTTCCAATTAGATTCAACTTTCTTTTTCTTACGTGTATAAAAATATTGTTTACATCCAATGTAAGATTTAGATGTTTTAATATTAGTTATTGTATATACAAAACCAAAGTGTGAGGTAGGGTCTGGTTTTCTTTTATACTTCCAGTGCATTACCAGTCAATCACTTCAGGGACATCAGGTTCTTTGCCAACCTGAACCAAGTATCTCTTACCTTGTGCATACTTAAAGACACGTATCCCTCTTCCTCCGTTAGCGTTTGACCAACATTCTCTTTTATGAGAACAAAAAACACAACCAACGGGTAACTTAGAATTACCAGACTTGCCATCAGGAACAGAATCGTAACAGAGATCAGGGACAGTATCGCTAATAACCATTCTTTTAAGGTGATCAATCCTTGCTTCAGCATTTATGAACTCCATCGAATGAACCGGAGCTAGTGTAAGTTCTCCAGTTGATTTATCTATGGCTAGGAAAGCAGCTTCTTTTAAATTATTTGCTTGGGCATATGCAGATATCTGTGCAATATAACCAAATGGATCATCTTCAGTAAGTTTATTTTGTTTAAACTTTCGGAAAGAACTACTTGAAGCACTCTTCACATCAACAAGAACACCATCAATAATACAATCTTGATGTCCTACTACACCACCAACACTAACTTCTTTCTGCTGATCTTTAACATCATGCCCAGCAATTGATGCACACATCAGAAGAAACTCTTCGAGAATATAACCATATAAAAATTTAATTCGTGTGCTTGGTGCAAGCTCCTCACGTTCTTTGTTTAAATTAATATTAAACCATAACTGTCTGTCTGGTTTACCTATCTGAGATAGTCTAAGTTTTTTATCTACAGACTCTTCATCGTATAAGAATTTTTTAGTATGCAGCTTAACCATCTCTCCAAAGTTATCAATGTATTTATCAACTTCTTCTTCTGACATATCAACAGGATTAAGAGAGAACAGATTGTAAATATCTTCTACTAAAGTTTTAATTGTTTTCATATCAATAAAAAGAAGGGGGCAGGGTAACTCCCACCCCCTTCATTGCTCCTTATATTAAAAGGGTACTTCTTCTGTTTCTTGAACATATCCACCGTCTACGGGGGCGAAGTCTTGAGACTGATACTCAATAAAATTAACAATCTGTACAGCATCAAGATTAGCGGATATGCCAGCAGGTCGAGAAGAGTTACCATCATATTTAAAAGGAGTAACTTTTACTGTTACGGTACTACCGTTAGCAATTTTCTTATCAGAGTTCCAAGGATTGTTCTGAGAATCTACAACCTTGGGAGGAGTTTTCTTAGTACCGTCTTGTTTAAAGACCTTACGTTTCAACCTAACAAAATCTCCAATGTCATCTTTATTAGAGATAGTAAGATTAGCACCTTCAATAGTCTTACGATTGTCATCATCTACTTCAACAAGAATTGACCACACTGGGTCATACCTTGTATTAGGTTCGGTGATGCAAGCGTAATGACATTTACCAGAAAAAACAACAGGGTCTAACCATTCCATTTATATTCTCCTTTAGGGTTCGTTTTAGGGTTCGTGTTAATGTTTGATGTCTACTACTAATAAACAACAAACGTATTATACCATAGTGGTATGGTATTGTCAATAACTTTAATGTGTTTCTGCCCAATTATTTCCAACTTTATAATCAGAATCAAGATCACACTTAAAGTTAAATGCTTTTTGTGTTCGGTACATAGCATCTTTAGTAATCTGTGTAAAGCGTTTAACGTCAGGTTTGGCAACTTCAAACTGATACTCATCGTGTACTGAGGCTACAAGCCTAGCATCAAGACCTGTCTTTCGTATTCTATTATCCATCTCTAGAAGCCACTGCTTACATACTATAGCACCTGCACCCTGTAATAAAGTATTTAGTGCAGCATGTTCTGATCTGATATGTAATCTTCTACCATCAAGACCAGGGATACTACCAGACTGTGCAGCCTCTTGTACATTAGCACGTAGCTTCTTGAGGGCTGGCATGTTACGTAGAAACTTTTGTATTAGTTTCTGACCATCAGATGCAGAGCCTCCTACTACCTTACCAATCTTAGCTGGACCTGCACCATATAGAAAGGCATAGATAAAAGTCTTTGCCTGATCTCTAGTCCTTAGTCCTGCTGCTTGCTGGTTAGCAGTGTGTACGTCACCAGTAAGAACCTCTTGTGTAAAGGTGGCATCATTCATATAGTGTGCTAGGCATCTAAGCTCAAGACCAGAAGCATCAGTACCTACTAGCTTATGTGTTTCTGTATTGGATACTGTCCACAGGCTACGACACTCTTTACCATAGGGGCTGTAGACTGCTGGTACTTGTGCCATGTTAGGTTTGTTGTGTGCCATACGGCCAGTGATTGTACGTAGAGTAAGAACCCTACCACGCACACGCATGTCTTCATCGCACTCTTTTATCCATGACTTGAGAAGGCCAGTTCTTTTTTGAAGAAGAAAGTAGCGACTAAACATCTCGGCCTCTGGCATCTTGATCTTAGATAGAACCTCTTCATTAACAATCACATTACCTTTGTCTGTTAGTTTGTCTGGCTTCCATCCACGATCCATTAACCTGTCTGCTATTTGTTTACGACTTGCAATGTTAAATGGTATGATGTTTGTTTTAGTTTTAAGTTCTTTTATTGTAGGTTCAAATTCTTTTTCAGCATCACTCTGTAGCTGGTGTTGCTCGTCTTCTAATTGTGCTAGAAGTATCTGTGCTTCTCTAAGATTAAACGCAAAACCATTACGTTGCTGCTTGTCTAAAATAATTCTAATATTACGTTCAAGATTATAACAACTATCAGAGAAACCTTTGCTGTCTTCTTCTAGTTTTTGTGCTACTTTGTGAGTAAGATCAACGTCTCGTTTACAGTACTCTAACATCTCAGGTGTGTAGTGCTTGAAGTCATGGTAGTCTATCTTTGGAAATCCAAAGCGTTCACCCCATGACTGTAGTGAGTGACCTCCATCACGTACAGGATTATATAGTTGTGACTCAATAAGAGTATCACGTACCTGTGCAGGTGCAATAGCAGAGCCTGTTAGCTTGTTAAGAATGGGAGCATCAAAGCTAATACCGTTATGCATTATAAACTTTGATATACGCTTTGACCACTCACCAAACTCTTGACACTGATCACCGACCCACTCTCGCATCTCTCCTGTTTGATAGTGTTTAGCTACGATGCAGTGTATTGTGCTTGCATCAATAGCATCAGTCTCAATGTCTACGATTGCTTCCATAATTTTTCTTTCAAATATTTTCTTTTCTTAATTGATCTTGTTTTAATCCATAGCCATCGCCATGTCCTAAGTTTATTATATTTTTAGAGTTTATAAGCTCATCTTTAGTTGCCCACCCTCTAATTATAAACTTAGGATAGTCTGTAGTTACTAAAACAAAAGCGTCGATATCTTTATAAGATGTATTTATTTTTGCAAGTAACATACCTGTTTTATATTTTGTAGTTTTAACATCTATCTTAATACCTGAGTGACTTAATAAATCAACTCCACCTTGCCTAGCATATATAGTTAAATCTGGATAAACATTTAACCACTTAGCTGTAGCAAGCTCACCTCCTAATCCTAGAAGATCAGTTTCTTTATTACTTTGTGGTCCAATCTTTCCATTACCAACTCCTGATGTACGTGCTACATTGTAACGCATCTCTGAACCTTCTGTGCAAAGTTTTTGTTCTAGATCAGTTAATGTATATTCATATATCATATCTCTATGTCCACTATATATCCATCTTTGGTTTGAAGGTGAAAGAACATCTCACCCTTACGGATGTTACGGTTAGAAACTTCTTTAACTTCTGAATTAAGAACACTGTCACCATCAAAGAACCATGCTTGCTTGCAGTCATCTCTAAAGACAACGAATGTTAGTAGATCATTATAGTGATCTTTCTTCCACTTGTCAAGAAGTCTTTTCTTTCTGTATGGTATACGTATATCTTTCCATTCAGTAGGCCAGTCACCCTTCCAAGAATACTTTATCTCTACCTCATAGAAATGTTGAGGAAGATCAGGTGATATACTACATGTGATATCAAAGTAAGTATTCTCTTTCATTGTAATATCTGTTGAGTTTGTATTTTTTTCCAACCAACCTATCATAACATCCTTGGCTGTCTTATCTGCAACATCATAGAGTGCTTTGTCGAATCTCTTTTTAACTGTTTGCATTACTCTTCCCCTTCCATAAATGGATTGTCCACCTGAGTCATGCGGCCAGTGTCACGATCATAGTGGAGGTAGCAAGACACACCTGTCTCACCAGTGTATCTGTTCTTGAGTATACGTACCGTAGTGGTGTTAGCTTCAACGTCATCCTCTGCTTGTTGGTTGCGTTCTAGTCCAATGACTGCGTCAGATAAGTGTGCAATAGATGCGGAGCCACGTAGATGTGAGAGAGATACCTCACGTCCATCCTCATGACCACGATCACCTCCAGGTCTACGTAGATGGCTGACAAGTAGCAAGCCTATGTTAGTCTCCTCAACCAGTGATCGTAGCTTGGTCATCAGTATGTCGATAGACTTACGCTCATCACCGTTATCCTCTTGACCTGATACCAGAATAGATAGGTGGTCAAGGATAACCCACTTGCAGTCAAGTGCCTTTGCCATGTAGCGTACACGATCCAGTATCTCGTCGTTCTCTATGCTACCAAAGTGATCGAAGGCAAAGAACCTGCCGCTGCCAAGCGTAGCATCCTGCCATACCTTGAGTTGCTCTGGTGTGTACTGCTCACGTATCTCTTTGATGTACAATCTAGCGTTAGCCTCAACGCTCATGATATTGAAGGCAGTGTTCTTTGTGCTTTCTTCAAGAGCAAGAACACCTATGTTAGCCTCTGTGTTCTGCATGATATGATGCATAAGCTCACGCATGATACTGGACTTACCCATACCTGCACCAGAGGTAAACGTCACAAGCTCACCAGTACGCATACCATATGTCTTCTCGTTCATCTTAGCCCAAGGATAGTGACAAGTCTCATTGATCTTCTCGTCGTATAGAGAAGAACCAAGGTCAGCTAGGTTTATAATACCTGCTGGTGTGTAGGTACGTGCGTTCCACCATGACTGTACAAACTTCTCACGTTGACCTGTCTTGAGATACTCGTTAGCATCCTTGAGATCAAGGCTCACGATCTTACACTTGTTAGGTTCAAACAACTGTGCAACCTGTTGCTCTGCTAGTTTACCTTGCTCGTCATTGTCAAAGCATACGACCACAGTATCAAACTTATTGAGGTAGTCAAAGGATTGCTTACAGTTCTTGAGGGCAGATGCTGCACCATTCTTGATAGATACGACAGGCCACTTAGAACCAAGCAACTCGTAGGCACTCATGGCATCAAGCTCACCCTCACATACTGTGATGTACTTACCACCTTGGTTGAATACATTCTGTCCAAACAGACCAGCCTGAGATAGCTGACCCTCTGACCAGAACTCTTTGTCACTGGTGCGTCGATACTTAGATGCGATATGACCACCATCTTTGTCGTAGTATTTATACTGATGCTCTGTGATCATGGAGCCAGACTTAGCTACCATAACATTATACTTTTTACATGTGTCTTGTGTAATTTTCCTATCGTCAATCTGTGACAGTATGTAATTTGTATTAGACTTTCGATTGATTGAAACTACTTGTTCTGCTTGCATGTCTTGGTTCGCTCCGACTGTTATGTGACAACTAAAACAATATGTATGGCCGTCATCGTAGAGACTGTTGGCATCACTTGAGCCACAGTTCTCACAGGCCATGTGCTTAACAAATTTACTGTTGGTTTCGTGTTGTTGCATGTTCGCCCCTTCCATATACCTAAATGGTATGTTGGATTCGTTTTAAAGATTTAAGTACATCTTCAAAGTCTTTAAGATTTAAAATATTAGGACCGTCACTTGGTGATTTATCTGGTTCTTCATGTACCTCCATAAAAAAGTTATACACACCTACTGATGCTGCCGCACGTAACATGTACGGTACATACTCTCTGTTACCACCAGAGGATTGTCCTAATCCTCCTGGCTTTTGAACACAGTGCGTACCATCAAACACAATAGGCACACCATGCTTGTACTGGTATTCCTTTATCATATAGACTAAGCCAGTAAAGTCAACCACTAAATTATTATATCCAAAGCATGAGCCACGTTCTGTAATCATGACATTCTCCATGCCTGTCTTGGATAAGATACCTGCTACATCCCAAGGTGCTAAGAACTGACCCTTTTTTATATTAACAATAGCACCTGTATTAACTGCCTCTCTTATTAGATCAGTCTGTCTACACAAAAAAGCAGGTATCTGTATTATATCAGGTAACTTACCCCATTTAAATACAGTTTTAATTTGTCTAATATCATGGAAGTCTACACATGTTTTAACTTTGGTTGACTCAGCTACACTTTGTATTGCATTGCTACCCAACACAAAACCCATGCCACGATCACTACTTGCATGTGATCTGTTAGCTTTATCAAAGGATGCCTTGAAGTAGTAATCATATCCTAGACTATCGCATACTTTTTTACAATGCTCTGCTATTCTTATACCCTGAGAAACATTCTCAATCTGACAAGGACCAGCTATTACTGTGCCTTCATACGCTTTAATCATTTGCCATACTCCACAGTATATACATCCTGATTACCAATCAGGTGATGTGTTAGTTCTTTTCTTGTAAGTAGGTAGTCTTCGGCTTGCTTCTTAGTTGTGAAAGAAACTATGACAACATCGCCTATCTCTTTATGTAATACAACATTCCATTTATTCTTGCGTCTCATTAGTTAGTACCTTCCATGATACAGGGAACAGTTTATCCATTTCATTAGAGATAAGTTCTGCTATCTCTCTTGTTTCTTTCTGAGAGTCTTCACTCATTCTTAATTTACAAACCCTAGCAAATGCAGCTAGTGTGCCAGACCAGTACCACTCTGTGTAGAGTGACTGAGGTAGTATGGTCCTTGCTTGCTCTGGACACACACCCTTCTCTAACATAAGATTGTAAGTGTCAGTACAATGTCTAACAGTTTCTCTATATATGTAGGATACGGTATCATTTTCTTTTACAATCTTGCTAGATGATCCTTGTTTCTTATCGTCAGATACTTCTCGCCATTCATCAGCTCTCCAAAAATCAGGAGAGTTGCTGACGTATCGTCTACTAACTTCGTTCCATACCAGACCTATCTGGTGCTTGACTAACTGTCTTGCTACAAAGATAGGTGCTGATATACGGAACTGTACAGAGCAATGTCCGAATGGTGTCCAGTGATTATGTCTAGCTAGATAGCTGATAAGTTTTTTATCTTTGTCTTTCATATAGGACTTAACTAAATCACCATCGTCTTTATCTCGCCAATAGTTCCAGTCACTTTCTTTATTAAAAGAAACCCTGGCTGCATTGACAACAGTAAGATCACTACCCATATGATCTACAAGATCAACCTTCATCGTAGGTACTATCCCATACATCAGATACAAAGTCTTCTTTATCTAACATAATTTCATTTACTTCTTGACGTGCAAGTTTCTTAGCTTCTTTCTTATCGTAACCTTCTTCTTCATACTGATTAACTAAGTCTCTGAAGATGGTGTTGCGGTCACGCTGCCAAAAGTTTTTAGTCATTGTCTTCCTCGTATTCTGCCCAAGTGTTACGGTTAGCATAGTCTTTCTTGTACTGTGCTAACTCCTTTCTTAAATTTTTAATTACATTATCTTTTTCATCTACTAACCTAGTTAGTTTTAATATATGAGAATGTAATCTCTCTCGTTCAGTCATCATAATTATAATCCTATTTAGCTTTGGTGTCAAGATAAAATATATGACTACCGAGTTGGACTAGTCTTTTAAATCTAGGACTAGTAGCCCAGAATGGTTTAACATACTGTGCATGGTAGTGTGTAGCA